ATGATGAACTATCTGGTAAGCTGGCTTTAAATCAAGACGCATGGAACAAAGAAACAGATCCAAACATTGTGATAATGCACGGGGAGCGAGGAGATGTAACCGCAGAACAGATTGAAGAATATGATGAGATTGAATTCAAGGCTGGTGTTAGCATGTACAGTGATTACTCAAAACAAATTCTAGAAAAAACAGGAGACTTTCTTAAGAACAACGCAAGCATTGATGACATTGCAGAGAGAATGCTAATGGAACTTGAAAAATATCTAGCAAGAATGGTAAAACCACAAAGAAATATTACAGAAAACAAAAAGAGGTTGAGAATCCGTGTCAGAAGATAACAAATGGAAAAAACCAAGCGCCCCACCGCCTCCAATGTTCTTTGGAAAGAAAGAACGTGATCTTGTCAAACAAGTTAATGATGAAGTTTCAGAAAGAGTTGTTGGACAACAAATTTTGTACTTTGGTATTGATTATGATAATACTGAGTTTCATCCTTTATATGGTGAAGCTATTGAAAAAACATTTTATCCACCAGTTAGAGTATATGCTATGGTAGAATTTCAAGGAATTGAAACAAATTTTCTAGAAAACATGTCTCTAGACAAATCAACAAAAATAAAAGTTATGTTTCACAAACGTAGACTGACAGAAGATCAAGAGCTATATGTAAGAGAAGGTGATTTTGTGAAATATGGAAGTGTTTTTTATGAAATTGTGAAATTAATAGAGCCAAAATTATTATTTGGTCAAGTAGACCACCGCTTTGAAATACACGCTGAGTGTATTAGAGCCAGAGATGGTCTTTTTAACGCGGAGTGATCAATAAATGCAAAAAATCAACAATGAATTAGCCCTACAGCCATCTTCTCTAGAGATAGTTGATACTGGTTTGTTTAGGTTTGTAAATGAAGATCTTAATTTGCACACAAGAACAAACAAGGGTTATGAAAAAGTACCAGTTATTTGGCTTGGCGCAGAGAGATCGTACCAAATAAAAAACAACAAAGAACTTAGAGATAGTGTTGGTAAACTTAGACTACCTTTAATCTCAATTAACCGTGAAGATTTTGAAATGGATACTGGCTTCCAAGGCGCTATTAAACCAAATTTATATGAACAAAGAGATTATAAAGGCGGATCTTTTAAAATAGCTTCTGTTATTAATCAAGAAAAAACTAGAAACTTTGCCAATAAAGATAAAGCAAAGCGCTTGAAGAATGGACAAGAAACAGGCAAATACAAAAATAAAAAAATTGTCTATGATGAATATTATGCCCCAACGCCTGTGTATGTAAATGTTTCATATACGATTACTCTTAGAACAGAGTACGAGCTTCAGATGAATGATCTCTTAACTCCTTTTATTAAACTACGCGGTAATTCGCCAAGCAATTCTTTCTTTTACACCATAGATAACCACAGATACGAAGCCTTTATAGACTCTAATTTTAGTGAAAACCAAAACTCTACGAACATACAAGAAGAAGAAAGAATGTTTGAAACAAAAGTACTCATAAAAGTACTAGCATATCTTACAGGAGATGGCTCTAATCGTGATAAACCCAAAATAACTAAAAGAGAAACTGTCGTTGAAATTAAGATTTCTCGTGAAAGGGTTGTATTGAACGATGAACTTCCATGGAAAAAGAAAAATAACAAATATCGTGAATAGTAGTTTGAGGTTTTATTGTACTATTTACTCTGAAATACATTTATATAGGAGAATTTAAATGGCTAGAAAATTTGATTTTGCGTCACCAGGCGTACAACTTAATGAGATAGACCAAAGCCAGGTTCCTCAAGAAACTACAGAAGATGGTATTCTTTTGATCGGTACATCCCTAAAAGGGCCGGCTATGAAACCTGTCAAGATTAAAGATTTGGACAGTTTTATTGAAGTTTTCGGTGCTCCCGTAGCAGGAAAGCCTGGAAACAATGTTGATGTTTGGCGTGATGGAAATAGATATGGTCCAAGTTATGCTGCTTATGCTGCACAAGCACATTTGGCTGCCGGGACTTCTCCTGTAACATTTATTCGTTTACTTGGAGAAGAAGATTCTAATGCTGTAGCAGGAACAGATACACTCGCTGGATGGAACTTGGGCGGTGGAAATGCTGATGCTAGCTCATATGAAAACACTTTAGCTTACGGATTGTTTTTGATGCCTTCTGCGTCTGCTGATGCGGGTGTCACAGGATCTCTTGCGGCTGTTATTTATGCTACTGGTTCTGCTGTTACACTAAGAGGTATTCCCGCGGGAGCTACTTCTGGTGTCACTTCATCAATGGGACAATTGATTCAATCACAAACTTCAGGTCAACCTTCAACATTTAAGATGGATGTTTGGTCTAGCAATTCTGCATATGAAACTTATACCTTTCACTTTGATCCAACTAACAAAGAAGGTTATATTCGTAACGTATTAAATTCAAACCCACAAAAAATCAATTCTACCAACTTTGCTACAACTGAAAGTTATTTTGTCGGAGAATCTTTTGAACAATCAGTAAAAGAAATGGTAAATGACATTTCTTCTTCTGCTGGAAAGCAGTATGGTATTCTTCTACCTTTGGTATCTGGAAGTACTCACTATCTTTCTAATAATCGTCAAGTAACAGCAGCTAAGTCTGGATGGATTGTTTCTAGAAATTCTAATCCTACAGCGGCTCCTTCTGATTATTCTCCTGAAAGTGCTACAAAACTTTTCCGTGTTGTATCTCTGCATGATGGAGAGTGGATGCAAGAAAATTATGGTATTAAAATTTCCGATCTTAAGCTTGGAACTACAGCTCAACCTGATTCGTCTTTCTCTCTCTCGGTTATTAACAAAGCAGGAGCAGCAATTGAAACATTCTCCAATCTAAATCTTAACGAAGGATCGGAAAACTTCATTCTTAAGAAGATCGGTGATGAAGATCGTGTCTGGGATACAACTAACAAAATCTTCAACATTACTGGGGATTATCCAAATCGTTCAAACTACATTCGTATTGAAATGTCTGATGATTGGAAAGCAGGCCTTACAGATAGCTATGCTATTCCTTTTGGGTTTTACGGACCATCAAAGATTAAGCCTTTCTCATTAGCTTATGGTTCTAAAGGACCTCAAACATTTGGAGATGTTGACAATAGCGGAACCAGAGCAACGAACGTTATTGCAGATCCTTCTAGCCCAGTTGCACACAATCAAACAATTATTGTTTCAGTTGGAGGATCAACAGTTCTAACAATCACGACGGACACTGGTGTAGCATATACAGCGACCCCAACATTGTCCGGAGCCACTCACACGCTGGGCTTACTGAGTCAGACCACTGCTGAACAAGTGTATACTGCATTGGCTTACTTGTTAAATCAACTTGATGACGTTTCTGCTGCTAATGATGGAGGTACATCTGTTACTATCACTGCTGATGTGATTGCTGAGTCAATTTATGATATAGCTATAACTGGTACTTATATTAGTGGTGGGCATGCTAGCAGCACAGCAACAAACGGTGCAGACTCAGACGATTCTACTTATGCGTGGGTAAAAGGAAATAACTATGCTTGGGGACACGCTGGAGATGCTAACACATTTGCTTCTCTTCCAACTAACATGTCTTGTTCTTTTATTTTCCCAGAACTTCGCTTGACTTCTGAAGATTCCAAGATGGGTGGAAACTATAATAATACAGATGTATTTGGTGTTCGTCATGTTTATGGTAATCTTGCAACAACTAATCGCGTCTTATATAAGAGCGGAGACTATTCAGAGTTTTTGAATGCTCTTCCTGGAGGACTTGATATCCATTCTGTAGCTTCTTCTACAGAGGTTAGCTTCGTATTTTCACTAGATGATATTAGACTTGAAACTACAACAGGTCTTTGGTATTGGGAGTCTGGCTCTATGGCAGGTGGAAATTCTTATACAAAAGCCAACGGAACTGCTGCTTTGATCAAGCAAGGAGTTAAAAGTTTTAACATTCCTTTGTTTGGTGGCTTTGACGGAGTAGATATCTCTGTTGTAGATCCTTTTTCAAGCGCGGTTTCTCTTTCCGGTCAAACTAATAAATCTCACTATGCTCATTATACTATTGATAAAGCAATTGAGATTGCCGCAGATCCAGAAAGTATCAAATATGATCTAGTATCAATCCCAGGTATGGTTAACTCTGTACTTCAAAATAAACTTATTCGCAAAGTTGAAGAAAGAGGAGACGCACTTGCTGTTATCGATCTAGATGATTCTTATCTCAATACTTTTGAAAATGGTGGTACGACTTCTGGTGGTGAAATTTCAACAACTATTAACACTGCTAATTCTCGCGATCTCAATACAAGCTATGCTGCTACATATGCTCCTCGCTTGAAGATCCGCGATACACTATCTGGTAACGATGAAGTTTTAATTGTACCTGCTTCTGTCGGGGCAATTGGAGCTATGGCTTATTCAGAAGCTAATTCTGCTGGTCCTTGGTTTGCTCCCGCTGGATTTAATCGTGGTGGCCTTAGTATTCTTGGTGGAAGCAGTGGTCCTCGTACTGTTGGAGTTCTTAAGACACTTTCTAAGAAACAGCGTGACGAATTGTATGAAGTTAACATTAACCCAATCGCTAGATTCCCTGCTGTTGGTGAGATTGTAGTGTTTGGTCAAAAAACACTTCAACAAACTCCATCTGCTTTGGATAGAGTAAATGTGCGTCGCTTAATGATTTTCTTGAAGAAGAAGATTGGCGCAATCGCTGATACTATTTTGTTTGATCAAAATGTTCAATCAACTTGGAATCGTTTCTTGGCCCAAGCAGATCCAATTCTTGCAAGTGTTCAAGCGAGATTTGGTATTACAGATTATAAATTGATTTTGGATACTTCAACTACAACTGATGATCTTATTGATAGAAACATCATGTATGCTAAGGTATTTGTTAAGCCAGCAAAAGCAATTGAATATATCGTTATCGACTTTATTGTCACTAGAACAGGCGTAGAATTCTAGTTTAAAACTAGTTATGTATAAATAGGAGAACATAATAATGCCAACTTTTTGGAGTGAAAAATCATCAAACATCATCGAACCTAAAAGAAAATATAGGTTCCTAGTGGAGATCCTTGCATTCAATGGAAAGCCAGAAACCACCACTAGTATCGTATGGTTTGCTAAATCAGCAACTATTCCGTCATACTCTGTTACTTCGGTAACTCATAAATTCTTGGATAACCAATATCACTTTCCGGGACATGTTGAGTGGACTGAAGTTTCTGTAAAAATGGTAGACCCTGTATCTCCAGACGCTGTTTTCCTTACTCATGGTATTCTTGGTAACTCTGGTTATCTTGTTCCTGCTGCTCCTGGTGGCTCTCACGCTACTATGTCAAAGAAAAAATCTGCTTTTGGTGCAGCTCTTCAAGGTATGGTTATCACACAGCTTAATGCTGATGGACAAGCAATTGAAAAATGGACACTTCAGAATCCTTTCCTTGCTGGTGTTGAATTTGGTGAATTCGTTTATGAAGGTGATGATATTCGCGAAATCGACATGAAGCTTAAATATGACTGGGCCACTTGTCAGAAACTTGATCCCCTTACT